CATTAAACGATTATTTCAAGGCATACTAACTTTAGTGTGCAAACATCAAGAACAAGAACGCATTATACAACTAAGAGGAAAGTTTGTATCTATGAACCCTAGAGAATGGGTTGATAGATATAATGCAACAGTACAAGTGGGTTTGGGAAGTGGCTCTCAAGATCAACGCTTAGAAGTTTTGGGTAGAGTCCTAGCTGTTCAAGAAAAATTAATTGGAGCAGGGGGTATGGGTATTGTTGATCCACAAAAGATTTATAATACTTTATCAAAATATTTGGAAAATGCAGGGTATAAAAACGCCAATGAGTTTTTTAACAATCCTGCTACAACACCTCCACCTCCACCTAGACCTCAACAGCCTGATCCTGCTATTGTGTTAGCACAACAAGAAGTGCAAAACAGAAAACAAAAAGATCAAGCTGATTTAGCACTTAAAGCACAAAAGCAACAAGCTGATGAAATAC